CATGACTTGGGCTATCAAAAACAGGTTGTCCGTATTCGTCAATAAATCCTTCAAAGTTCCATTCCATTGGCATAAACAAAGAATATAAGCCAGACTTTGTTTGTCCATTTCTATTTCTACTTGTGACGTCTGAGTCATTGTATAGTTTTTTAAAGTTATCACCACCTTTATCTAGCGAGTTACTTGTAGAGCCCATCATACACTTACCAACTATACGAGCACCTAGCCTTAAACAAGTTTTAGTTACTCGCCAGTTGTTTAGAATATTATCAGGTCTTTCCCACTTACCACTTTCATCGTGAACTAGCAAGTTAAGTTTTTCACCGTCATAGCTGTTATCACCAGTGTTTTTCCAATCAATAGTAGTGTCAAGTCCAACCAGCTCTTCCTGCTTTTCGTTTGCAGTAATTTTTTTACGCGTAAACTTACTTGCAGGAACCCTATAAGCAAGCTCACTTTTAGGTCTGTCCATACCGTCTTGTATCGGTTTAAAGAAAAACGGATAGTTGACAGATATTGGTACAACTTTATCGGTAAACATCTTTTTAGCATCAGCACCACTTTTTGATAGTATTCCATATCTAGCATCACTCGATATTGTAGCTAAGTTAACAGTTTCAGCTGAGCTCATGAATGAAAAACCACTACGTCTGTTTTTTAAATAACACATACCGTAGCATCTATTATCAGCTTTACAAGCTTCCCAAAATATAAAGAACAGTCTGTTAGCTTCTCTAAAATCTGGAGCGCCAACGTCAATTTTACTCCATTGCAAATACATATAGTGGCTACCTGTTATATACGTAGGTTTGTTGTTGTTGTAAAACCAAAAACCTTCTTCTCTACGTTTAAACTCTTCGTCGATATAGTCGTACCACTGTTCTTTTGCTTCTTCTGGATAATTTCTCCAGTCAAATATGTTTTTTAATTTACTTAATTCTTTAGGATAGTCTACTCTTTGCCATTTGTTTTTGTCGAACATATGCACTGATTTCGGTTCACTCGGCAACCCAATTCGCAAACCTTGAATCTCCACCACTTGTCCAATTTTTCCAGTTTTGCTAATAACGACAATATCGTTTTCTTTATCATATCCATATTTCCATAGACGTTTTTTGTTAAGTCGACTTATAGTAGTCCTCTTAACTGGTTCAACAATTTTATATAGTGCTTGCTCGTACATTACTTAGATCTTCCTTCAGCAAAGCCTTTAAACACTCTTTCTTTTTTTTCTTCAGGCTCTTTGCCTTCTAATATATTCTCTTCTTCTTGTATACGGTTAAGTATTTCAAAAGCGTCGAATATAGCTAGCTTTTTTGTAGCCGCAGCATTTTTTAATCTATCTGCAGATACATCATCTTCGCTGTGAGTAATAATCTGTTCTTGAGCTACCTTTATTAGCTCTTCAACAGCTTTATGCCCAGCTTGGATTATACTCTTCTTCGTTTCCTTGATATTCATATTTAATTGTAATAAATTTAGAATAAACTCTATATAGTCTTTCACTATCAATAACAAACTCATATTCTGAATTAGGCGTAAATCCTACGAGATCACCAACATCATGTAATCCATCAGAGTATTTAACTATACCAACTAACGGCTTTTCTAAGTCTTGAGAAAACTTGTCAGTTGACTTTATAGGTTTAACAAAACAAAAGCCCTGCATTGGTTTCCAAGACGACAGTTTAAGTCTACTCCAGTTTGCTACTTGCTTGTAAGCAAATATTTGATCTTCACTTACAAAGTATTGATCTTCTTTAAAAAGCTTTTACTGTTTCTCTCTTTACCTCTAGCATCGTTCCATCTTCTAAATACGTTGTGATGAACAATAACAGTATCACCTTCTTTTATATCTGTATCAAATGCTTTAGGAGTAGCTAAAACTATAGCCTCTCTGTTAACGTGCTTGTGATCAAATATATCTGTATTAGTAATTAATGATTTATCGCCAACACTCACAGTGTTATTATATCTTTCACCTTTAGGCTTTATTATGTAGTTATACGGCGGCTTCACTAATACTCTAAATTATACTCAACAGATACCGCCATGTTTTTATTAAAGTCTTTCCAAGGCATAACATCTTTATTTTTTTTAATGTAAATGCTATACTTTTCTTTTTCTTCAACTATATCACATATAGTATGACCTCCGTAAACCTCTTGTCCTACAGAATAGTGCATAGCATCTATTTTATAATCTTTACCTATAGTTATTTTACGAATCAGCTTGCTCATCTTGTAAGTATTTAATAGCGCCATCGCTTATATTAATATCGATGTTACCATATTCTTCTTTTAGTTCTTGCTGAATTTTGCCGATTACTCCCTGAAGCTGCATCACCTCATGTAGCATCGCGTGCTTTTGTGACTCGAGCATACCAAGCTGTTGTTGGCCTTCGTTAATAGCCCTAACAACGTTTTGCATTTTGCTAAGTTGTTCTTTAGTAATTTTTTCTGGTCGAAGGTCTTTCACCTTCGGTGTTTTTCTTTTTGCCATTTTATTTAATTTAATTAGTTAATATTATCTACAGCCTGCCAACCCTGACACTCTCCCATTAGAGTCAATAGTCATTGCTGCGTAGCCGCCACGGCCGTCACTTACCTTATACTCACCTGCTTGCAATAAATATCTATCGCTAACTCTTTTTCTTGCGTAAACTTTATCTCCAACTCTTGGTACAGGACTAGCTCCGCCAGAATAATAAACTCGAGTTACCGAGCTAGAATTAACAGCACAAGCATCTCTACCTTGAACAGTACTAGACGTCACCGTGCCATAACCTTTAGCAGCAACAACTTGTCTACGTCTCTTGACTATAACAGGTTTGTTTTTACCTCTAGACTGCGCTTGTGTATTTGCGTTGCCTAACGCCATTAAAATCCGAAATAAGCGATTATACCTCCATCAGTGTCTGCAGCATTTAAGCTAACTACAGTCCATCTTCCATATATAGTCATACCAGCTGGAAACTCTATACTAGTGTCTACGGCTTCACTGTTTCCGCCAGTGTTACCGTTTGTAATACCAAAATATGTATTATTACTTTCAGTGCCACTATATACTACAGAGTTGCTAGTGTCACAAGTTAACTTATCAAAAGTAGTAGCGCCAAGCATAGTTACAGCTACTATCACCATGCCATCTGGTGGAGTTAAATCTTCGCCGTTGTCGTTGTGCATGTGAGCACTACCTAACTGACCAAAGTTATAAGCTGTTGCAGTTGAATTCATTCCCATTTTATTTTTCTTTTATTTGTTCGTTTTTCTTTGAACTTCCACCGAAGAAGAAGTCTATTATTGTATTTACTTTAGCACTCATAGCGCCAAATATAGTTGATATAAAGCTTATTTCAAATTCACCTAAGTTTATAGACTTTGTAACAAAGTAATTAAACATTACAAACGTAATACCAAAATACGCTACAGTAAACAACGTTGCTAATACTTTTTGTATAATAGCATCGTCTTTATACATATCACGCGCAGATTTACGATCTTCAACTTCTTTTGCAAAAGCTTCACGCTCTGCGTCAAGAAGCAGCTTTTTAAGAGCAAGCTTTGCTTCGTCTCTCTCTTTGTCTGTAGTAATTACTTTGTCAAGTATACCTTCAGCATTATCTACGATCTTACCGAATAAACCTCCTACTAAATTATTTATCATTACTTAGGGTTTGAAAGATATAAACGCCCACCTGCTTTAGGTCCTTCGACGTACTCTACGTATTTTCTGTTAGTTCCAGATTCTACTTTAATTTTACTTAAATTACCTTCATCAATATTATTAGTATTGATTTTCTTACCGTCTGCGTTAAACAAGTTTTCAGGTATACCAGCGCCAGTGTATTGACCTTCTTTAGTTCCTTGTCCAGGTCCTTTTTCTTCTTGCATCTTAGCTGGTGATAATCCTGGCAACAACTTGTCTTCAAGTCTACTCATCTTATCGATTTTTCTTTGAGCCTTTTTATCTTTACCTTGCTTATTAGCTTTTTCAGCTTTATCCTGAAGCTTGTTCATGCGGTTAATTATTCTGTTTTGTTTTCTTTCGCTAACTTCTTTAGCTAATTTAGCCATTGAAGCGTTCTTCATTTTAAATGCCATAATATTTAGTTTGTTTTGTATTAAACGTCCCCGCCTTTTCTTTTTGTATTTTTTCTAACTCTATTACCTGCTCTTGCCTCTATCACTTTTTCAGCTGCAGCTTGTCCAGTTCTTCTTCCTTTTCCAACGCCAACTGTAACACCTGCAGCTTTTCTTAATCCAAGTCTACCACGTCTATTAGATACTCTTTTTATAGATCCGTCTTTATTATATTTAACTTTAGTTGTGATTTTCTTTTTACCTTTACCTGTTTGTAATTTTATCTTTTTTACATCTTTAAGATTAGTTGTGCCAAATTGTTTACTTCCATCACCTGTTGATAAATTAGCTATACCTTCTCCTTTTTTTGGTTTTCTTCCTTTAACTGTTGCGCGTACTGTTCTTTCATCAGTATTATCATAAAATTGATCTGTATTAGGATTATACTTAAGACCAGGATAAACTTTTGAATCTCTCTCTACGTTTTTTCTAGCAGCCTTTTCATTATCATCGTTAGGATCATCTCCTAATTTCATGTCTGATGTTACTGTTTGATTTTCAATTCTGGTCTTAACTACTTCTTTTTGCTCATCTGTTAAGAAATCTTTTTCATTTTTTGAAAACTTAAACTCATCTTTAGCTTTCATAGGTGAAACTCTATTGTTGCCAGCTTCTTTAGCTAGTTTAGCCATCGAAGTATTTTTCATTTTAAACGCCATAGTTATTCTGCTTTTTTTGCTCTTTGCTCCCAAGGAAAAACCATGCTACCTTCTTCGTGGAACTTACCGTTATACTTTATTTTACCGTCCTTTCTTGGATATGTTTTGCCTTTGTATCTAACGTAATCATCTCCGTATGACAAACCTATTTTAGGATCTTCCATATCTTTTAAATGTTGCTTTTCATGGCGTATAGCTCTTTTTTCAAGAGCACTACCAGGCTTTACATTTTTATTTATAAATATAGATCCATCTAAGTTAGCTTCAGCTACAATACCTTTATCTAGCTTTTTTCTAAATATAGGTGTTGTTTTTGAATTTTTTATATTTCTTTTTTCGTTACCTAATTTAAACGCCACGTTTAGTCTTTTGTGTTTTTCATTAAATCATACTTATCTTTATCTAACGTAGTAGAACCTTTACCAGCAGACATAGGATCAAACATAGCTAAGATTG